ATTGACCTTTCCGCACGGGAGATCGGAAAGGCTTTCCACTCAAGTGGTCGGGTTAGCTGCTCCATTGAGCAACAGGGAGGCAACTTACAGGTGCTGGAATATGTACTTTTTCCTGTACTGCTTCCCAGCTTTGATCCTTTTGGTTTTGTTTAAAAACAACTCTTCCAGATTCATCCTGCTTGAACCGACAAGCTTCTCCAGTGTCTAGATTTACCCAAATAATTAGGCCGCCAACTCTAGAACCGTTTGCGTCAATGATGCATCTCTTTAAGTCGGAGTCTTCAACATGAACTATCATCACTCCCCTCCCGGCAGCGGCTGCTCAGCCTCTGCCAACAGCCTCTGCAGGCAGTCGATAGCCTTGCGAATGTCAGCAGCAAACTGGTCGCGGCCTCCTTTGCTTCCGGCTCGGTAAATGTATTTCATTGCATTACCGCGCCAGAAATCTGTCATACCTTCGCTGCCTAAAACATCCCGGATGTAGTCAGCGCATGTCATGCCGCTTCGGCCTTGGTAGTGTTTTGGCACTTGGTCATTCATGCGAATAGTTCCATTTGCCTAGCAGATGAATATTCAGCCAGTGCTGAAGCAGAATTATTTAGCTCAATTCGCTGACGCAAAATTTGGCCGCGAGCTGCTTTGGTTGGCGGTTGATAAGAACCAGTCCAGCGCTGATCGATACCGACATTGCGAGCGATGTTCGTACTGTCAGCACTAGACAGAGGAAGCCGTGTAAAAACCCGCACATCTAGCATTCGCATGCCGTGAAGTTTGACCTGTGGCCTGCCGTTCTCTGATATGTTGCGAATCGCTCCGGTGATCCTTTGCCACCAGTTCGCAGTCCCAATCTCTGAGTATTCACCAGACGAACCGATAGCAACCCGATGAAACATTCCAGCCAATCGCTGAAGCCTGCCAAATGACTCGTGCATATGCCAAACAGGAACACAGGCCGAACTGGCATCTTTGCGAAAACATCGCCACCTACTTACAAACCAACGCACGAGGCTGTCGTTGGCCTGTTCATCCCCATCAATCACATCAGGGATTGTGACCCAGTCGCACCCTGGATGCGCAAAAGCATCCAGCGCCCACTCTAGGTACGGCTCCCAGTCTTCAATTGGATTTCCAGACTTCCATGCTGAAAAGGCTCCGTTATCCAAAACAAAGGTTTGGCAAATTTCTGATGCCAAACCCAATTGCTCTGGATGAGCAAATGAAACCATGGCGTGGCCGGCCTGCAAAATAGCGGCACATGCGTGGTCAGGATGTATAGGCAACCCGTGATAGTGAATCACCGGCGCACCACGGTTTGGCCAGGATCCTTGCCTGTTGTCAACGCTTTCACAATCCGATGCGCATAAAACAATCTCTTTTTAATCCTCACCGTCCAGTAGCCCAACTGATTCAAATGACCAGCAGGTTTACCGGCAAATCCTCCATAGTTGTTTTTCCAGCGCAGACCACTTGGCGAGTCTTGATCTACAACTAAAAGGTTTTGGATTTCATGGACATTGATTTCTAAATGCTGTTTACGACTAATTTTCATTTAACCGCCTCCCTTCTCAGCCTCTCAACAACCCGCGCATACCAGCGCCGCACAGTCCTCGCACAGCATCCGTAAGTCTTCGCCAGCGTGTGCCAGTCTGCACCCATAGCTCGCAGCTTCAGCAAGTCCGAATCTTTTGCATCCACCCCATCCAGTACTTCGCTCAGTTGGTTGCGCATTTCTGGAGCTGGCGCATCCCATTCAAGGCTGGCCATCGCCTGCCGCTTGCGAAGCAATTGCATCCGCCGGAACCTGCACCGCATGTAGAAATGCGCCTCAAAATTGCTGTTTTTACTGGTGGTTGCCACGGCTTCTACCAGCACCAGCAGCACCTCGCTCAGCCATTCCTCTGCGCTGTATCCGGGTGGCGCCTTAAACCGTTTCGCCATGCGTTTCGCCTGGTCAAATCGGTCGCCGGCCTCGTCTCGTTGCTCGTCTGTTAATCTGATCACTGGCATTTGTCACGCTCCACATGTTGAACCCTCCTGGTGTGTTTATTTCCTCAACCGTTCAGCACTTCCCAAAGCTTGTAATCCGCTTCGCTCAGCCGCACTTTCGGATCGTCTTGAATCAGTTTCAGGCTGTCGTTCATGTGCGTTTCGATGGCTTCCATCAGCCGCTTGACCTCGTTGGCCCACTCGTCGCACGCAAACCCGACCAATTTGGCCAGCAGCCGGTCAGCCGTTTTCCGTTCATCTTCCGTCAGAGCCATTGCCATACCTCCTGAGAATTGCCTCGACTGTCTGCTTCCACCCCGGCGCACCGTTCTCCTGCTCATGCGCCGCCATCTCCGCCGCCACTTCCACCCTTCGGTGTTCCATCTGCGCATCCCAGTGCGGATTGCGCGCCTCGTATTCGCTCCAGCCAAGCACCGCCTTTGGCTCCGGCTGAGCATTGGACCAGCGGCCATGGATGTGCCGACCGAGTCCGCAGTCGCAGGTGACCGCCATGGTCCGCCGCGGCTTCAGCCAGACTGGACCATCCACAAAATCCACATGCGGAACTCCGACCACCCAGCCGCAATCACCACAGCGCCGACAGCGTGTGACCTTGGCGCTTTCCTCAATCCGCCTGCTTTCGGTGGCTTCCCGCACCGAGCTGTCTTGCCGGCGCAGCTCCAGCCGGATGGCATCGAGGAACTGGGTCGGGAACTGCGGCACCGGACTGTGCCGGCTGATAGCCTGCACCGCCGCCAGCATCTCCTGGTTGGATCTACCCTCGGCATGGAACAGCACCGCCCAGGTGCCGAGCGTCCGCTGCCACTCCGCCGAGTTGGCGCCATAGAGACTGGCGAACAGGTCCGACCACCTGAGACCGGCCAGCCGCTCAATGACCGGATTGCCACCCACCCGCACCGTGACCGCATTAACCATGGCGCACCTCCAGTCGCTGAACCGGCTGAACATCGCCAAAGATTTCCGCCGCCAAATCCGGCGGCATCATCTCGCTCGCTAACGGCCTTGGCTTGCGTTCTGGCGCACGATCAAAAAAAGATGGACGCTGGGTCGGCTTGGGTGTGTTTGTCGCTCTGGAGAGCCAATTAACGAGGAAGCGTGGCATGCCGGTCGCCGTCTTCCTGTTTGACGGGTTTGCATGCAGCCAGACCAGCGCCTTCTGGCATTCTGAGAGAACATCAATGGCTGGATAAGCTGCGGACCATGCGGCGAGTTGCTTTTCCCGCAGGTGGTAGGTGTCTTCTGGTCCGTCTGTCGGGTAGCTGAGGATGATGCCGGAGGTGTCGGCTTCCTTCTCCTTCTTCTTCTTTACTTCTTTCTCTTTCTCTTTCTCTAGGTACACATCGCTGCGCACATCTTGCGCACGATCTGCGCACACAGTGCGCACAGATTTCATGCGTTTGGAATTGGCCGCTCTGCGCTTGGCGCTGGTGCCGTTATGTACTTGGTAATTAAGGAGATACACACCGTCCTCCTTGACCTCTGCCCACCCGGCCTTGACCAGCTCGGCTGTGAACCCAGGCATGGAAACCATGTGATCGATGGCTTCCGATGTCATGCACGGGAGGCATTCACCGTCCGCGTGCATGTCTGCGACACTCCACAGGTGCACAAGTCCACCAAGGATGTGCACAGGATGCGCACACAATGCGCACGCAATGCGCACAACCTTTGGATGCGTTGCCAGGTGCGTGCGGACCTTGATCCAGTTCATTGGTTCTGGCCTCCACTAGTCGCCGGCGTGGACGAATTCTTCTTGAACCTTGAAGCCAAGCGGCGTGCTGACTTCACGGCGTATGAGTGACTGCTTCTTGTGCGACCTATCGTCCCAAGGCTTCGACGGGTTATCGAAGTCCCGCTCAAACCGGAGGATTGACCAGTATGTCTGGAGGTCGATGTCAAACCGTTTCAGGTCGGCCAGTTCCACTTCCCAGCAGCCGCGGCCTTGTTCAACCGTCTGGCTGCCGTGTCGCTTCTTCTGAACAAACCAGCGCCAGAGCTGGATGCGGCTAGATTCCGCTGCGGTCTTGCCGTCCATCCTGAATAGGCCAAGGCCGAAGGATACAATCCGGTTTCCCTGGTACTTGATCGGCCTCGAAAAAGTGTTGTTTTTGATCAGCCTTTCGCCTGGGTGAACCAGCTCGTAAGGCCTGATGAGTTGCAGGTGGTTCTTGATCAGGTTGTCGATTTGCGAACCGCCTAGGTTTTCGTGCCAGTATTTGTGCTCGAAAACCGCCTGGTACTGGATCTCCCGGCTCTTGGTGAACCCATCGCCACACCTTGTCTTGTATTTGAGAAGGCAGAAGTCCCGGTCGGTCAGGCTGAATTCGCACCGTGGCAGCTTCCCGTTTGGGTTGGCCTCGTTGGCGATCTCAACCAGCCACGGCGTTGTTTTTGATGGATCACGCAAAGCATTTCCCTCCAACACATCCATTCGTTGGCTTTGATTGCAGACCGTAGGCGTCAGTGGTGAACAAATCACCCTGCATGGCTCAATCCTCAGTAGGTTTTCTGACCTGAAACCGAGAGTTCCCAGCACTCCCGGCAGACAGGCCGCCCATTCAGCAGCGGCCCAAGCTCCACCAGCACCTTCTGATCCACCAAGGTGGCGACCTCACGCCACAGCCTCCAGTAACCGCAGACAATGCCGCGGCCACATTCGGCACAAACACGCAGCTTGAGGTCGCTCGGGATGAACAGGCTCTTGCACTCGGCGATGTCCTCGCTGGTGTCGTCTGTCCAGTACTCCCGCTTGGCGGTTGGTTCAGCCATTGGCAGGCTCCGCATCAGCAGCAAACGGGTCGTAGTTGTCTTCCGACTGTTCCGGCTGCTGGTTCAGGCCGCCATTCTTGAGAAACTCAATGACGGCTGATGCGCCTTTCTTGTCGAGTTTGTCCGATGGTCCAAAGCGCTTGACCAGCTCGGCCAGTTGCTCTTCGCCGAGATCCTTGGTCAGAGCGACCAAGAGCGAGCGCTGCTTCGGCGTGATCAGGTTGTAATCGCTCGGCTTCCGGTCCAGCGCATGGCGAGCTGGTGGCAGATCTTGGTGCTCAACCTCCTGATGGCCTTCAGCCGGAATCTCTTCCGCTGGCGTGGTGCTTAGGTTGCTGCTGATGAGCGGCACCAGAAAAGCCAAGGCGCTGCGGCAGGCTCGACTGGTGGCTCTCGTCTGCGCCATGGCTCGGCGTGCGTAGCGTGCACGATTCGCCCAGGTGCGCTCGTCGGTGCCGACATAGCCTTCAGCGCGAGCAATCACCTCGCCGTCAGACAAGCGCACCAGACTGCACACAGCGCGGATGTCGCCGCCTTCCAGCTCCTCCACCGAGTCAATCCGCGGAGAGTAACCGCTCAGGTTAGCCAAGGCCTGCCAGCCTTCCGCCTGGATGTATTGCTTGCCTTGCAGCTTGACAGAACACTGCATGACAATTTCCCGGCATGCGTTCGCCACATTCTGGTTGCGAAGCATGACTTCCCGAGGCTGAACCTCAATCACCGCCAGCGCCGTCTCACTACTCATTCCCCACCCCTCCCCTCGTAACAAGCCAGCCAAACACTCACACCCGCAAACACACCCATCGCGAACACCAGCAGGAATGCCGCCACATGTCCTGTCATCCCTGCTTCCTCCTGAAAAAAAACCACCGGAGGGGGTACCGCATCACCCTCATCGTCGAGCTCATCCCGACATCCTGCTTCTGACAGGCTTCCTGCCTAATCAACGGGTATTGAAAGACGGTGGAAGATTGAAAGGCTTAGTAACGGCAGCAGCAAACCCACATGCCGTTGGCAAGCTGTGCGAAACCTCGCTCGCGCGGAATCAGCCGGCTGCGGAAACAGCAGTTGGCTTCCGCCTGGGCAGGCGTGGCACCCATGCCAATGCCCTCAAACCCGCCGTAGCCGCCAAAGTGTCGGAACCTGCCGGTCTGGACAATCAGCAGCGCCACGCCTTGTGCGGTGCTGGTGTTTCCAGCAGCAGGTGCAGCCGGCGCCTGTTGCGTTTGTTGCGGTTGGCAGGTGCCACTGGTGCAGACAGCCGTGGCCTTGGTTCGGCGAAACACGCCGGCATCAGCCTGTGCCGCCAAACCAACCAACGCCGCAAAGGTAAGAAGTTTTTTCACTGGTCAAATCATCCGTGACATGCCAGCAGGCGGCGCGGCCTGCTGCGTTTCAGAAACCCCGCGCCGGGTTGCTTCCAATTCCCCCTGGCACTGCTCGGCTGCAATCAGCAGTCGGCGCACCGAGGACTCAAGCCGCTGGCTCTCGTACCAGTGCGACCAGATGGTGTCGTTTAAGGCCTCGTCGTAGCTCATGGGTTAGTCCTCCTGCTCTAAGCGGAAACAGCGCCAGCAGAGTCCGCCGAGATCACCGATGTCGCTGGCTCCACACTTCCAGCAGGACTGGGTTGGTTGGTGCCTACTCGGCTTATCTGCAATTCCTTCGGAGCCTCGATGTAGGCCTTCAGCTTTCCGCCTGACTTCCTGACCGTTATCCACAGCTCAACCCCCTCATGGCACACCCTGAACGGTTCATCCTTTTTGAGCGTAATTACCAACATCAGCTGACACCCCCCATCAGTTCCCCATCACCCTTGCGGTAACGGCGCAATCCATTGCAGGCGAGTAAGACACCTGAACCTCGTACCTCATCGCCGAACATCCACAGAGCACGGCGCACATCAAAACGACCCACAGTTTCCACAGGTTGTTCAT